GATTTCTTTGATGTTGGAGATGAAGATATAAACGAATTCAATCTCGCAGATAAGATAAACTTACATGCTAAGATTGGCCCATTTCTAAGAGTTAAATTCACCCCACAAGAACAGGAGATTGTCAATGTCGTCGAAAATGCGAAAACCTTTGAGGAATCCCTCGCAGCAGCAGAAGCGTTATATAATTTCTGCAAGCAGGAGCAAGACAAAGAAGACAACGAAGGAGAAGGTGCTGAAGGGGACTGGATGGATCAGCTCCAAGATTCTCAAGTTTCTGGGGATATTGATGCTGGTAGCACTAGCGATAGTGACTCTTCCGTTCCTTACTCTGATAGCGGTTCTCCTCTGGAAAATAGGAGCAATAGTAATGCTGGCGATGATAGGTTGGCTGATCCTGATCCTACTGTAAGGACTGAATCAAGTCTTGGTGGTAACTTAAAGAAGATCACTCAGAAACCAATAAGGAATAACATTTATATTGAGAAACCACATATAATTCCTGATGAAATTATTATTAGGAATGAAGAGATAAGTGAAATATGTGAAGAGTACTGGAATAGAATATACGCAGAACCTCTTAACAAATCTACACTTTTGCAACCAATAGATGAAGCGTTGATACAATATAAAAGAGAGGCAGAAAAGGAGGTCAATTACCTTGTTAAGGAATTTGAATGTAGAAAGTCTGCAGATGCTTACGCTCGTGCTGCTACTAGTAGGACTGGAGTACTCGACACAGCGAAACTTCACACTTACAAATACAACGAAGATCTTTTCAAGAAAGTAACTGTTCTACCTGATGGAAAGAACCACGGATTACTCTTCTTATTAGATTGGAGTGGTTCAATGCATAATATCTTGGGTTCAACTATTAAGCAGTTGTTGAACCTGGTATGGTTCTGTAAGAAAGTTAATATTCCATTCAGAGTATATGGATTTACTAATTGTTATTATGAAACTGATGATAGGTATTATTATTCAAGTGAAGAGTCCCTCATAAATGAACCTAAAAGAAATGAAGTTTGGATTAAGAAATCTTATCGTCTTTTAGAGTTCTTAAGTAGTGAAGGGAATGCCAAACAGTTTGAACGTCAAATTAAAACCTTCTGGCGTTTAGCATGTGCAATGTCCCAGGATCTTCCTCATTATCTTGATGTTCCTCATAGATTCCATCTTAGTGGTACTCCATTAGATACTTCTTTAATTGTATTACATGAAATCATTCCTCAGTTTAAGAAGAAGTATGATTTACAAAAAGTTCAAACTATTATCTTAACTGATGGTGAATCAGAACCACTTGCTTATGCTTGTGAAACTGAGAACCCTCGTACACTTGATAGGAAGGTATTTCAGAGAACAGTAAGAAGTACTTGCACTTATCTTAGAGATCGTAAATTAGGAACCACTTATCGTATTACAGAATGGTTAGATGGAACTGCTGCATTGATTCAACATCTCCAAGATAGTTTCCCTGATGTTAATTTTATTGGTATCCGTTTAGCATCTAATGGAGATATAAACAAGATGCTTAGGTGGCATCAAATTTATGATGAAAAGATTCATGCTAAGTGGAAGAAAGAAAAGGCAGTAGCTCTTCCTGTTGGTAACTATACGAAGTTCTTTGCTCTTTCTAGTAATGAGATGAATAAGGAAGTTGATTTTGAAGTGGAGGATAATGCGACTAAAGCACAGATTAGAAGTGCATTTAAAAAGTCGTTAAATAAGTCGAAGTTCAATCGTAAGATTTTGTCTGAATTTGTGGAGTTAGTTGCATGACTAAGAAGAAAAAACCCAAACTTAAGTTAAGTTTTGATGGTTGTTACAATTATAAGAAACTTAAAGAAGAGGGGCTTGTTGAGGAATCACCAACCCCTGATGATGAATGGGTGAAAATGCAGACAACTGGAGGAGGTGCTGAAACCTGATGTGCCACCTGACAAACTGTCCCTTACTGTCCCAAAACACTTGAACATCCTTTATAATAAAGGTATCAAACAAATTACATTATGTTCGTTGCTGACCCTAACATGACTGAGGACAAAATCATTAATGATTTAAAGGCCCTCTTTGGAAAAGAGTTTACCTTTGCAGATGTGAAAGGCTATTGCCGATCCCATAACGTTTCTGAATCCACCGTAATGAAACGAATTGGTAAATTTCGTGTAGGTAAAGGGAGGTATAACCTAGAACTTAAAGTAAAGAAAGAAGTAGTTAAACAGATACAAAAAGCATATGAAGCACCTTCTGCAGTACAGTTAGTACCAGAAAAGGATGATAGATTTGTTGCATTTGGAAACTTTCCTCTACTCAAAAAGATTCTTAAGTCTGGTCTTTTCTATCCTACTTTCGTTACTGGACTATCTGGTAATGGTAAGACTCTTGGTGTGGAACAAGCTTGTGCTCAACTCAATAGAGAGTTAGTACGTGTAAACATTACAATAGAAACAGATGAGGACGATCTTATTGGTGGGTTTCGCCTTGTTAATGGCGAAACGGTATGGCACAATGGTCCAGTCATCGAAGCACTCGAAAGGGGAGCAGTCTTACTTTTGGATGAAGTGGACCTTGCATCTAATAAAATACTTTGTTTACAGTCCATCTTAGAAGGTAAAGGAGTATTCTTAAAGAAAGTAGGTAAAGTAGTACATCCTGCTCCTGGATTTAATGTAGTTGCTACTGCTAATACAAAAGGTAAAGGATCCGAGGACGGTAGGTTTATTGGTACTAATGTATTGAATGAAGCATTCCTTGAAAGATTTGCTTTAACTTTTGAGCAAGAGTATCCATCAGTTGCAGCAGAGACTAACATTCTTAAGAAGTTATGTAAGGATGATAAGTTCTGTGCTCGTCTTGCTGACTGGGCAGACATTATCAGAAAGACCTTCTATGATGGTGGTATAGATGAGATTATTTCAACTCGTCGTTTGGTTCATATCATTCAGGCCTATAAGATCTTTGGTGATAAAGTAAAGGCAATACAACTTTGCTTAAATCGTTTTGATGATGAAACTAAGCAAGCATTCTTGGATCTTTATGACAAGGTTGATAATGAGGTTGACATTAAGCAGGAGGAAGTGTTATGATAAATGCGTGGAGTTTAGCGCATGACGTACTTAATGGAACAATTGATGAGGTTTACCCTATTATGAATAATAAGGTTGGTCCTAATGATGCTGAATTAGAAGCAATAAAAAGATCGGGAGGATATGAATATACGCCTGGTAGTCCATGGCCACCCGATCCTGATGACCCAAAGAACTATCCACCTTATGTTTATGAGTCACCTGATGGTGGTGAAACTGTAACCAGAAGGAAAGCAGGTTCTTTAGAAAAGGAGGTTATTAGAAAACCAAAACCAAATTTAGATTTTAAATCCCATAAGTATCAGGAAGATAAGGGTATTGAGGATCTTAAAGCTTATGTCTCTTCAACTTATAATGGACATTATACTTCAGATCAAAATAGCACACAGACATTAGATTTGATTCAGTCTGTGGGGGATGCAGAATCCTTTTGCCGTTCTAATGCTATTAAGTATCTCGCACGGTATGATAGAAAAGGACAAGCAAAGAATGATATACTAAAGGCAATGCATTATTGTCTTCTCCTTTATTACTTTAGCGGAAACGCCGAACAACCTGATTACACTAACACTCGTTATGAAACTTTCTGACAACACTTTGACTTTACTGAAGAATTTCAGTAATATCAATCAGTCTATTCTGTTTAAGCAAGGTAAGTCTCTTCGTACTATTTCAGTAATGAAGAACATTCTTGCCGAGGCTACTATCAATGAGGAGTTACCGAAAGATTTTGGTATCTATGATTTGAATCAGTTCTTGAATGGATTGTCTTTGCATAATAATCCTGACTTGGATTTTGAGAATGATAACTTTGTTGTCATTAAAGAAGGAAGATCCCGTTCAAAGTATTTCTTTGCGGATCCTAATGTAATTGTTTGTCCTCCTGAGAAATCAATTGATCTTCCTACTGAGGATGTATCTTTTGAATTAAAGACTGAACAATTAGACAAATTAATGAAAGCAGCAGGTATCTATCAGTTACCAGATTTATCTGCTATTGGTGAGAATGGTGTTGTTAAACTTGTTGTTCGTGACAAGAAGAACGATACCTCCAACGACTTTGCTGTAGTTGTAGGAGAAACTGAAGGTAACTTTGTTTTCAACTTTAAGGTTGAGAATATTAAATTGATTCCTGGTTCTTATGATGTAGTAGTTTCACAAAAACTTCTATCGAAGTTTACATGTCGTGAGCATGATTTAACTTACTACATTGCCCTAGAACCGGATTCTACTTATGAAGAGTGATTTCCTATGGGTAGAAAAGTATAGACCTAAGACTGTTCAAGAATGCATTCTCCCAGATAGTATTAAGAATACTTTTCAGGAGTTTGTAGAGAAAGGAGAGATACCTAATCTTCTCCTTGCAGGACCTGCAGGTTGTGGTAAGACCACTATTGCACGTGCTTTATGTGAACAGTTAGGTTCAGATTACATTGTTATTAATGGATCTGATGAGGGTAGATTCTTAGATACAGTAAGGAATCAGGCAAAGAACTTTGCTTCTACTGTCTCACTTGCTGCAACTGGGACTCACAAGGTTATAATTATAGATGAGGCAGACAACACGACCCATGACGTACAACTCTTACTTAGGGCCAACATTGAGACGTTTTATAACAATTGCAGATTTATATTCACCTGCAATTATAAAAACAAAATCATTGAACCCCTCCATTCCCGTTGTGCCGTCGTTGAGTTTTCTATTACAGGAAAACAAAAACCAACAATCGCAGCTGCTTTCTTCCAGAGACTTAATGGAATCTTGGACACCGAAAGGATTCAGGCTGACAAGAAAGTCTTGGCAGAACTCATCAACAAACACTTTCCGGATTGGCGGAGAGTCTTAAACGAGTGCCAACGCTATAGTAGTAGTGGCACAATTGATTCCTCCATACTAGCGGAGTTTAGTGATGTCAAGACATCGGACCTTATTAAGAAACTCAAAGAAAAGAACTTCACTGAAGTTCGTAAGTGGGTTGTTAGTAACCTTGACAACGATCCTGGGGTTATCTTACGCCGTGTCTACGAGTCTCTCACTGATGCAGTGGTTCCTCCTAGTATTCCTGCTGCTGTTCTTATCATTGCCAAGTACCAGTATCAGATTGCTTTCGTTGCTGATCAAGAAATTAACCTCTTGGCTGCCCTCACTGAAATAATGTGTGAATGTGAATTCAAATGACTTTATCAATGAAACAATCTAAAAAAGAAAAACTTAGAGCACAAGTTAAATCTAGATGGTATTACATCTTTTGGGGAACTTGTACTGTCGCAGTATGTGCTGGTCAGGTTTTGGTTGGAACTGGTTTCCGAAAAATGGCAGATAGTCTTGACAAGGTATTAGATTCTCCGATAGTGATTGATTTTGGTATGCCCAAACAACATCCAATGTTGGTTCCTGATTATGAAGAAGAAGAAGGTTTGTGGTATCCAACAGACCCTCCTGTAAGATTGTAATGTTACTGAGTGAATCAGATGCGAATTATGCTGCTGATCGTTTTATCAATTACTATTCCAACTTTAATCGTATTGATGACTATCTCAGGCATGTAAAGAAGGACAGGATGGATAACCGTCCTGGATCACTTTTTGGTGCTGATTCTGAGTTCTTTGATGCATTTAAGATGCATCCAAATGAAATGGAGTTTGAGATTCATGTAGTTGATACAGATCCTAAAACTAGATCTAGATACAATCAATGGTTATATTCTGAGACATTAAACTTAACTGCTTCTAATGCTATAGAAGAAGCAATACCAGGACGTACACATAAGTGGATAGTAGAAGAAGTTAATACCAAAAAGATAGTTGGGGTTGTTAGGTTTGGTTCCCCTACAATTAATAGCAAACCTCGTAATAATTATTTTGAGAGGGTAGTACCTCTTAAAGAAATTAATCCACACTTCGTTATGGGTTTTAACATTGTTCCTACTCAGCCTTTTGGATTCAATTATCTTGGTGGTAAGTTGCTTGCTCTTTTGGCATCATCTTATGAACTAAAGAGTCAGTTCGATCATAAGTATGGAACTGAATTGAAGTACTTTGAAACTACTTCTTTATATGGTACGACCAAGGGAATGTCCATGTATGATGGATTGAAACCCTTCCTGAGGCATATAGGGGACACTGAGAGTAAGTTTCTTCCACTATTCCATGACAATGAATTCCGTGAATTCTTTGATTGGTTTAATGTTAGAAACAATAATGAACGTCTTATTTCTGCAGATAAGTCTTCCAAGAAGATTAAGATACAAAGTAAGATGATATCAATCATTAAAAATTCTCTTAAAGATAATAACAAGTTAGAAGAGTTTAATGCATGTATTAAACATGCTATGTCTCTTACTGAGAAGAAGAGATATTATCTTGGAGATTTTAGACACACTGCTCAACAAGCAATTGAATGGTGGAAGAAGAAAGCATCCAAGAGATATGATAAATTAACTCGTGAGGGTAGAGTTCGTCATGAGTTAGAAGTCTGGCAACCTGGAGTTGATTTGGAGATTATCCGATGAACCAACGTGAAAAACTAAACAAACTCCGTGGCAGAAATGACCATGAAGACATTATTTTTTACTCTTATAAGAAGAGTAAGATTGACCACATTAACACTCATGAATTACACAGACTCGAACACAGTATTAAATCTATCAGGGAGTTTAACAATGAAATATCTGTTTATCTTTTTTGTGACGACCCTTCTCTTATTCCCATTTATTTCCGTACTCATTACTCAGTAAAGGTTTTACCTTTTGAGGATGGATTTGACCATGATATGCTTAATGCGTGGTCAATTCATCGATGGTATAACTTAAAGTATTTTGAACAAGAAGCTAATATATTATACGTTGATTCAGATACTATCTTTAACCATGATCCTAAGTATCTTTTTGATACCTATTGTAATCATCAAGTGTATGGTAGAGAAGAATTTGGATTTAAGAATGATCCCAGTGTCAGTGGTGGAAAGAGGATAAGAGAACAAGTGGATATGGTAGATGCTTGCATCTATGATTTGGGTGGTAAGGTAGAAGTGTATAAGTATTGTCTTGGTGTCGTCTTATTAAATAACGTTCATCATCAGATAGTGGATTCATTAGATGAACTATCAGAGTTGATGGAACAATTTAAAAAGCATCAAGTACTAATGCCTCTTCCCAACAGGAGAATAGTAGATGAATATGCAGTATGGATTATATTCAGTCGTCTTAAATTAACTAATGGATTATTTGGCATACAGGATGTAACACAAGGATACTTAGAAGAGAAGCATAGGGAAACCTTTAACCCTGTAGTATTACATTACACTACATTGAAGGAACAAAAGTTTGCACGTTCTGATCCAAAGTATGCTAATCTTATAAGAGATCATGTTGCTTTAGGTAAGGATATAGATCCATACCATGAGTATGCAGATACTCAGCATATTCCTCAGGAATATCTAGAGTTGGTAGCAGAGAAACCTCAACCAGTTGAGGATGATAGTGATGATGACTATTTCGTTTATGAGGATGTTTTTAATGACTGAACTTAAAGATTGGCTCAATTCTATCAACTTCAATAAGGATGATTTGACTTATGATGATCCAGATTGTATTAAGGATTACCCTGCTTATATTGTTAATAGGTGTCTCAGTGGACATCTTGACACCGTACTTTATGCAAACGAAATGAACTTGCATCCTAACCTAGACAAGGATATGCAATATCAGTTTTTTCTAAATAGTCTGAGGAAACGGAAGAGATTCTCACCCTGGCTAAGAAAGGATAAAGTTGAAAACCTTAATATCATTAAAAAATATTATGGTTATAGCAACGAAAAGGCATTACAGGCTTTAAGACTTCTGACTCAACAACAACTGGATTACATTAAAAAGCGACTTGAAACTGGAGGAATGAGATGAGTACGGTGAAAGAGCCTGAGGTTAACTGGAACCAGGAAATGATGGTAGAGGTTCAATTAGGTGAACCAGATGATTTTCTTAAGGTCAGAGAAACTCTTACTAGAATTGGTGTAGCTTCACGTAAGGAAAAGAAGTTATATCAATCATGTCATATTTTGCATAAGCAAGGAAGATATTACATCGTTCATTTTAAGGAATTGTTTGCTTTAGATGGTAAACATGCTAACCTTACTTCTAATGATGTCCAACGTAGAAATAGAATTACTCAACTCCTTTCTGATTGGGGATTAATTGAAGTAGTTAAGGCAGATTCTATTGGTGATATTGCACCCTTAAATCAAATCAAAGTTCTTTCTTTCAAAGAGAAAGATGAATGGACTTTAGAAACCAAGTACAACATAGGTAAGAAGAAAACTACTGAAACTAAGTGAAGAAATTTATTTTTGATGTTGACGGAACTCTTACTCCTAGCAGACAGAAGATTCCCTCCGATTTTGTTTCCCTTTTTCATGACTTCGTTAGGAAAGAAAAGGTCTATCTTGTCACAGGAAGTGATAGAGAAAAAACTTTAGAACAAGTTACACCAGAAATATACAACAGTTGTGTGAGAGTTTACAACTGCTCTGGTTCTGATGTTTATGAACAGGATAAGAATGTTTATAGAGATGATTGGGAGTTGCCTAAGGAAGTAGAGATGCACTTACAAAGTGAGTTAGACTTTAGTAAGTTTCCTATCCGTAATGGTAATCATATTGAGAGAAGACCAGGTGGAGTTAACTTTAGTGTTTTAGGTAGAGATCCAGATCCCTTTAAAGGTAGAAAAGAATATATTTCTTGGAATAAAATTCATGGTGAAAGACAGTACATAGCAAGAAGATTGTTATATAGTTTTCCAGAATTAACTGTAGCATTGGGTGGACAAACTGGTATTGATATTGGACCTAAAGGTGCTGATAAAAGCCAGATACTAAGAGATTTTGATGAGAAAGATGAGTTATATTTCTTTGGTGATAGGATGGAACCAGGTGGAAATGACTATTCTTTAGGGGAAGCAGTAAAGAAAAGGGGTGGTTATACGTACAACGTGGATACCTATAATGACACTAAAGATGTTATAATTAACTATGTCGCCGAAAGGGACATTAAAACACAAACTCGCTCATAGGAGGAGCTATTATGGGAAACCTAGTAAGGTATCGTTCGTCTGATCTTCCAGAACTAATGGATAAGATCATGAAGAACAGTATAGGAATCAACGATGATTACCTAGACAGATTTTTTAACGTATCTCATACGTCAAACTATCCACCTTTTAACCTTATTCAAGTTAACAATGTCGAAAGCAGATTGGAAGTCGCACTTGCCGGCTTCAAGAAAGATGACATTAAAGTCTATACGGAGTATGGAAAATTATCTGTGGAAGGCAAGCAGGAAGATAAGGAAGCAGATGGAGAATTTGTCTACAAAGGACTGGCCCAAAGGTCCTTCGAACGACAATGGACGCTCGCAGACGATACGGAGGTACGATCCGTCAGCTTTAGAGATGGACTCCTCACAGTGGAACTAGCAAAAATAATTCCAGAGAAACATGCTCGAAAAGAGTTTGCACTTTAATACATAGGAGGGGTTGCATCCCCTCCTTTTTTATGTTACAATAATCTTATGACAGTTAAACTAGCCCTACTAAAATCCGGTGAGGATGTCATTGCCGATTGGCGTGAGATTGTACTGGAAGATAAGGAGAAAGTAGCAGCATATCTTGCTGGATATCCTTATGTTGTCAAGATTAATAAGAATGATATACCTAATGCAGATGAACCTGTAAAGGTTTCACTTTCTTATTTTCCTTGGATGCCTTTATCTAAGGAGACTGATATACCAGTCGATCCAACATGGGTTGTATCATTAGTAGACCCTGTTGATGAAGTAAAAACATCCTATGAAGAAAAAGTCAATGTCATCAAAGAAAGACGCACAAGTGATAGTCCTGCTAACGGGGACAACTCTGATAGCGACGATTGAAGAAGTTACTAATGAGTTAGGTGAACCTGATTGTAGGTTGATTGAACCATATGTGGTTACACCTGAAGGTACTGTAGAGCCTTGGTTACTTAATGTGACAAATCAGAACGAAGTGATGATATCATCTGATAAAATATTAACGTTGGTCGAACCCAAAACTCCTTTACTAGCGAAATACGAATCAGTATTTGATTAATGCGCTTTTATACTAACGTTCAACTTGTTGGTAACCAGTTCCTTGTTCGTGGATATGACAATGGGAAGAGGTTCACTGATAGGGAAGAATGGCGACCTACTCTTTTTGTAGATTCTAAGAAGAAGTCTAAGTTTCAAACATTAGAGGGGAAGAATGTAGAACCTATTCAACCAGGATATGTTCGTGATTGCCGTGAGTTTTATAAGAAATATCAGGATGTAGAAGGGTTTAATATTTACGGTAATGAAAGGTACATTTATCAGTATATTTCTGATAGGTATCCTCAGAATGAGATTAAGTTTGATATAACAAAGATACAGTTAGTTACTCTTGATATTGAGACCACATCAGAGGAGGGATTCCCTGATGTTCATTCTTGTGTAGAGGAACTTCTTACTATATCTTTACAGGATTATTCAACTAAGAAGATTATAACTTGGGGTGTCAAACCATTTCAAGTTAAGCAAGATAATCACAATTATATTCAATGTGATTCTGAGTTTGATTTGCTCAATAAGTTTATTGAGTGGTGGATGCAGTTTACACCTGATGTGATTACTGGATGGAACATACAACTATTTGATATACCATACATTCAAGGTCGTCTTAAGAGGGTCTTGGGTGAGAAGTTGATGAAGAGACTTTCACCTTGGGGACTAGTAACTGAGGGTGAAGTTTATATTAAAGGTAGGAGGCATATATCAATTGATATTGGTGGTGTGACACAACTGGATTACCTTGACTTGTATAAGAAGTTCACCTATACTAATAGAGAATCTTATCGTCTTGACCACATTGCAGAAGTAGAACTAGGGCAAAAGAAATTAGATCACTCTGAATTTGATACCTTCAAAGATTTCTATAGTGGGAATTGGCAGAAGTTTGTTGAGTACAACGTCATTGACGTAGAACTGGTTGACAGACTTGAGGATAAGATGAAGTTGATTGAACTTGCCCTGACTATGGCATATGACGCAAAGGTCAATTTCACTGATGTGTTTTATCAGGTTAGGACTTGGGATTCAATAATTTATAACTATTTGAAGAAGAGGAATATTGTTATTCCTCCTAAGAAAAGTGTCGAAAAAACCGACAAGTATGCAGGTGCTTATGTCAAGGAACCAAAAGCGGGAAGCTATGATTGGGTGGTCTCTTTTGACCTTAATAGCTTGTATCCTCATCTTATTATGCAGTACAACATCTCGCCAGAGACACTCAGGGAAACTAGACATCCCAGCTCAAGTGTTGAGAGGTTTTTAAAGCAAGAGGTAAGTATTGATGGAACTTTCGCAGTTTGTGCGAATGGAGCGCAATATAGGAAGGATGTACGTGGGTTCCTTCCTGAACTTATGGAGAAGATTTACAATGAACGAGTCATCTTTAAAAAGCGAATGCTTACGGCCAAACAGGAGTTTGAAAAGTCGCCTAGTAAGAAGTTGGAAAAGGAGATCGCTAGATGTAACAACATTCAGATGGCGAAGAAGATACAACTTAATTCTGCTTATGGTGCTATCGGTAATAATTACTTCAGGTATTACAAGTTAGAGAACGCAGAAGCAATAACTTTATCCGGTCAAGTCTCAATCAGATGGATTGAGAACAAGATGAATGAGTATCTAAATAATCTGTTGGCAACAGATCAAGTCGATTATGTTATCGCATCAGATACTGACTCAATATACATCAATTTTGGCCCTCTTGTGGATAAATTTTTTAGTCATAAGACTGATGATAAGGCTCAGGTTGTTACCTTACTCGACAAGATTTGTCAAGATAAACTGGAACCGTTTATCGATTCCTCCTATGAGGAGTTGGCGACTTATGTAAATGCTTATGATCAGAAGATGTTCATGAAGCGAGAGAATATCGCTGACCGTGGCATCTGGACTGCTAAGAAAAGATATATCCTCAACGTGTGGGATAGTGAAGGAGTTCGTTATGAGAATCCCAAATTAAAGGTGATGGGGATTGAAGCTGTTAAGTCTTCAACCCCTGCTCCTTGTCGTCAAATGTTGAAGGATGCATTTAATAAGATTATGACTGGTACTGAGGATGATGTCATTGATTTCATTGATGAGTGTCGCCGTAAGTTCAGTTCTATGCCTCCAGAAGATATTGCTTTTCCACGTTCAGTTTCTGAGGTGGAGAAGTATAAAAGTGTGAACACAATTTATGCTAAGGGTACTCCTATCCATTGCCGAGGATCACTTCTTTATAACCATTATGTTAAACAACGTAAGTTGGATCACAAGTATTCTCTTATTCAAAATGGTGAAAAGATTAAATTCTGTTATCTTGCCAAACCTAACCCAATCCATGAAAATGTGATATCATTTATCCAGGACTTCCCCAAGGAATTGGGACTGGACAAATACATCGATTATGACTTACAATTCAATAAGTCATTCCTGGAACCTCTTAAAATTATTCTCGATTCCATTGGATGGAATAGTGAGAAAACTGTAAACCTCGAATCATTTTTTACTTAAATGGATCTTCCTATCGACGATAACGAACTTGCCACAATAGTCAAAGCAATGACTCTTGGTGGTGATACAGCTTTGTATCAAAAACTTAAGTTAGTTAAGGAGACGAGGGATGAAAATCCTGGTGGTCCTTACAAGAAAATTCTTCGTGAATCTCATGGTATGGTAATATGATTTTAGTATACATTATCTTAGCATTATTAGCTTTCTTAGTTGGTTGGGGGTTATACTTAACCTTTGGTCCAGGAAAAGAACCCTTGAAAGATCCTATTGCTGAACATGCTAGAATGCATGAACTGGGCATTGCTCACAAACACGATTAATTATGTTTTTTAAAAAATTGAGTTTGGTTACTGGTGGGTTTGATCCAATCCACAGTGGACATATATCATACTTTAAGAGGGCAAAAGATCTCTCTAACTATCTTGTGGTAGGTATCAACACTGAAGAGTGGTTGACCCGTAAGAAAGGACAGTACTTCCAGTCATGGAAAGAAAGAGCTGAGATCATCAGACATCTTGATATGGTAGATGCAGTTATTTCCTGGGATGATAAAGATGATAGTGCGTGTGGCGCAATCGCAAAATGCTTGGAGATAGCAGAGACGGTAATCTTTGCCAATGGAGGTGACCGTGGAAAAGGTAATACGCCAGAAACTGATAAGTATGATGTTCATCCAAACGTAGAGTTTGCTTGGGGTATCGGTGGGGATGACAAAATGAACAGTAGTTCCTGGATTCTCCATGGCTATTTTGAACGTCAAAAGAAACTATTAGGTATTTAACATGAACTTCCTCAAAACTATTGTAAAGGAGATTGACAATGAGTACGCTTCAATCGTTAGCGACGGTGTTTCAGCAGGCGACTGTGATTCTTTTATCGATACTGGCTGTTACCTCTTTAACGCACTGGTATCGGGTTCGATACGTGGCGGGATCCCTGCGAACAAGATTACGGCGATTGCGGGTGAGTCAAGCACGGGTAAAACTTTTTTTGTTCTTAGCATTGTCAAGTCTTTCCTGGACAATAATCCTGAAGCTGGTGTCATTTATTTTGAATCTGAGTCAGCGTTAACTAAAAAGATGATAGAAGAGAGGGATATAGATTCCTCTCGGATGGTTATTGTTCCTGTAACAACTGTTCAAGAATTTCGTGAACAAAGTATAAAAATCCTAGATAAGTTAGGGAATGAAGAAAAACGTCCTCCAATGATGTTTGTTCTTGACTCTCTGGGAATGTTGAGCACTACTAAAGAGATTGAAGATGCTAGTGCTGGCAAGGAAACTCGTGATATGACACGAGCACAAGTTGTTAAGTCCATCTTCAGGATCTTGACATTAAAGCTAGGCAAGCTTAAAATGCCAATGTTAGTTACTAATCACACCTATGATGTTGTCGGAGCTTACGTACCAACTAAGGAAATGGGCGGAGGATCGGGACTTAAATATGCAGCGTCTACGATCATTTATCTCGGAAAGAAAAAGGATAAGGATGGAACGGAAGTCGTCGGAAATATTATCAAAGCGGAGACTCATAAATCAAGGTTAAGTAAGGAGAATAAACGTGTCGAACTCAGACTCTCATACAGATCCGGACTTGACCCCTATTATGGGTTACTCGGACTGGGAGAGAAATACGAGGTCTTTAAGAAAGTTGGAAACCGCTTCGAGATTGGCGAGACAAAGGTTTATCCGAAAAACGTTTATGAAAATCCTGAGAAGTATTTTACGCCTGAAGTGATGCAAGCTTTAGACGAATGTGCTCAGAAGGAGTATAGTTATGGCACTTCGTAGTTATAATGGTGTGTTACCAGATAAACTCTGTGATGCATTAGTAAAATTATTTGAAGAGGATAGCAAACATCATGAACGTGTAGAGAATGATGCTCTACCTACTTTTACACAGTTGAATTTGAACCAATATCATGGTAAGATAGTTCCAACTCTTCTTGAGTATGCTTTAGATCTTATCAAACTCTATAAGCAAGATGTTCCAGCAGCAGAGTATCTTCCTGAATGTGAATTTTTTGAGCAGTTTAGGATTAAAAAATACAATACTGGTGGAAAGGATCGATTTGATGAACACGTAGATGTCACTGACTATGAGACTGCTAAACGCAGTCTTGCTATGATGTTCTATTTGAATTCTGTTCCTGTTGGTGGGCAAACTTTATTCCCTCAACATGGAAAAGCATTCAGACCTACTGCAGGTTATGCTATAATATTTCCACCAACATGGGAATACCCTCATGCAGGGGAAGCACCTATCAGTAACCCCAAGTATATTATGAGTACTTACCTTCACTATGGATAACGTTGAACTTCTGATACTAAGAAGTCTCCTTTATAATGAAGATTATGCTAGAAAGGTAGTCCCTTTTATTAAAGGTGATTACTTTGAGCAACCTTCTCAGAAGATTACCTTTGAAGAGATTGCTACTTTCATTACTGATTATGATGAACTTCCTTCTAAGGAAGCACTTTATATTGAAGTAGAGAAACGTAACGATGTAACGGAAGAATTATATAAGCAGGTCACAGAATTGATTGGAGTATTAGATGATTCTCCATCAGATAAAGAATGGTTACTGAATACAAGTGAGAAGTGGTGTAGAGATAAAGCAATTTATCTTGCACTTATGGAGTCCATAAAAATTGCTGATGGACAAGATGAGAAGAAAGATAAAGGTGCTATACCAACTATTCTTTCAGATGCATTAGCAGTATCATTTGACAATAATATAGGACATGATTACTTACAAGACTACGAAGATAGGTATGAGTCCTACCATAGAAAGGAGGACAAGATACCATTCGACTTGGAATACTTCGACAAGATTACAAAGGGTGGCATTCCAAATAAAACACTCAATATTGCTCTCGCTGGCACTGGTGTTGGTAAGTCTTTGTTTATGTGTCATGTCGCAAGCAGTGT